CTTCGAAGCATGAAGCAAAACAAATTACAAACAACAATGTGTTTTTAGGAAGCACAACTGACTTACAGAGATTATTACAGGATAAGGTAGAAAAGGTGATTGATGTTACAACCGACACGAATGTCCAGCAATGATACTTATCAATACAATTCTCTTGTAAAGAAAGACGGTGTAGTCCAAGAGTGGTCACAGGAGGAAGTACATGAGTACGCGAAATGCATGGCAAGTCCCGCCTACTTTGCGGAACACTATGTCAAGATTATCTCTCTTGACAGAGGACTTGTTCCATTTAATCTCTACCCATACCAAGAAAGTATGTTCCGTCACTTTAACGATAATCGTTTCAGTGTTATTTTGGCTTGTAGACAAAGCGGCAAAAGTATTTCTTCTGTCGCCTACCTACTATGGTACGCAATCTTCCACCCCGAAAAAACCATCGCAATTCTGGCAAACAAAGGGGCAACCTCTCGTGAGATGTTGGGAAGGATTACTCTCATGCTTGAAAACCTTCCTTTCTTCCTCCAACCCGGTTGTAAATCTCTTAACAAGGGTTCTATTGAGTTTAGCAATAACAGTCGCATTGTTGCTTCTTCCACTAGCGGGTCTTCTATTCGCGGCATGTCTGTTAACTTGCTCTATCTCGATGAGTTTGCTTTTGTTGAGCGAGCAGGTGAATTCTATACTTCAACCTATCCGGTTATCTCGTCCGGTGTGGACACAAAAGTTATCATCACGTCTACCGCAAATGGTATCGGAAACGTTTTCCACAATATATGGCAAGGTGCGGAACAAGGTGTCAACGAATATAAAGCGTTTCGTGTAGACTGGTGGGATGTTCCCGGCAGAGACGAGAAGTGGAAAGAACAGACAATAGCAAACACCTCCCAACTTCAGTTTGACCAAGAATTTGGCAATACCTTCTTTGGGACAGGCGATACCCTTATAAATGCAGAGACGCTTTTGTCATTGCGATCAAAACCGCCCCTGCATGTTCGGGAGGGTGGTCAACTTCTTATTTACGAAGAAACTCTGCAGAGTCACGAGTACATCATGACCGTTGATGTCTCGAAAGGAAGAGGTCAGGACTACTCTACGTTCACTGTCATCGACATTTCGACCCGCCCATTTAAACAAGTGGCTGTGTATCGGAACAATACTATCTCTCCAATACTCTTCCCTAATATTATATATAAGTATGCTGCCGTTTACAACAATGCATATGTCGTTATTGAGAATAATGATCAGGGTGCTGTAGTCTGCAATGGACTATATTACGACATAGAGTATGAAAATGTGCACGTCTCTTCCGCTATCAAGTCCTCACAAATCGGCGTTGAAATGAACCGCAGGACTAAGCGTATCGGTTGTTCTGGTATCAAAGATCTATTGGAAGAAAAGAAATTAGATATTGTCGATGAAGAAACTATCATGGAGATCTCCACTTTTGTCCTCAAAGGTCAGTCATACGAGGCATCAGAAGGCAACCATGATGACTTGATGATGAACTTAGTTATGTTTGGTTTCTTTGTGGGTACAGAGATGTTCTACAATATGTCTGACATTGATCTTAAGCAGATGTTGTTCGAACAACGCATGAAAGATATCGAGGCAGATGTCGTTCCTTTTGGTGTTATCGACGATGGTAGTGAATACATCGAAGAACTAGAGACGCGAGAAGATATGGAGAGAAAGGCATGGGGTATTTGGCAACCCGTAGATGTCGAAAACACGTGGTAAATTCTGATATTTTATAAATAAAACCATAGTGAAACTCTCCGTATTATGTTTTCTTATCATAGGTAAACGAAAAAGGACACGATTATGGCTAATCAATTCGCGTCTCCGAACATTACAGTAAAAGAAATTGACTTATCGGGTGTAGTACCCTCAGTCGATTCTTCAACTGGTGCGTTTGTAGGAGACTTTAATTGGGGACCAGTGGAACAACCAGTTTTAATCTCTAACGAGGCAGGATTGGCAGAGACCTTTGGAACCCCACCAACAGACAATGCGATAGACTTTATCACAGCGTCTTACTTTCTTAAGTATGCAAGCACGTTATATGTAGTTCGTGCTGTAAATACTGGTGCTGTTAACGCAACCGGAGATGGTTCTGGTGTTCTGATTAAAAACAGAGCAGATTGGGACTATAAAGAATCCGGTTTGGCAGGCGAAGAAATCATTGCAAAATATGCAGGTGCTGCAGGAAACAGTTTGACATTACACTGGTGTAATGCTGCTGCTAACTTCGATGCATGGGCATATGCTGATGAATTTGATTCTTCTCCCGGCACCTCTAGTTGGGCAACTGCAGCGGGTGGTCTCACCGACGAAATGCACGTAGTTATCGTAGATGATGACGGTGTATTTTCTGGAGTTCCCGGAACAGTCCTTGAAAAGTTTGCTTATGTATCTCAGATTGCTGGAGCAAAAACTTATGACGGAAGTGCAAACTACGTCATGGATGTACTCAACGCTAAATCTGCATATGTATGGGGTAAAGACATTACCGAACTTGCTCAGTTAGGCGGAGCTGCTTCTACAACCTATAATGCTGTTGCTAATAACTCAGTAGCACTTTCGGGTGGTGTTGACTCTCCTGCTCTTGACACTGGTGATTATCAAACTGGTTGGGATACTTTTGATGATCCCGAAAATATTACAGTTGATCTTCTTATCTGCCCTAGTATGGTTAACGACGCAGATCACAAATCAGTCGTAGATTATGTTACTGGTATCGCTGCTTCTTCTCGTAAAGATTGTGTTGCTTTTGCTTCACCTAGCAGAGATGCGGTTCTTAATCAAGCAAGTGCTAACGATATCAAAGATGCGATTCTTGCAAGTCCTCTAAACTATGCACCAAGTTCATACTTGATCTGTGATAACAACTTCTTAAAAGTATACGACAAGTATAACGATAAGTATGTGTTTATCCCTGCTGCTAGTTCCACTGCTGGACTTTGTGCTTTGACTGATCAGGTAGCAGCACCATGGTTCTCTCCTGCTGGACAGCGAAGAGGGATCTATTTCGGAGTAACTTCTCTTGCATGGAATGCTACTAGAGAGCATCGTGATGAATTGTATAAGAGTGGTATCAACCCGATTGTAAATCTTCCCGGACAGGGGATTCTTCTATACGGAGACAAGACCAAAGAGTCGCGTCCCAGCGCATTTGATCGTATCAATGTACGAAGACTTTTCCTTAACATCGAAAGAGCAATCAAGCAAGCGTCAGAGAATGTCTTGTTTGAATTTAACGACGAGTTTACTCGATCAGAGTTTGTCGGAATCGTTGAACCGTTCTTGCGTGAGATTCAAGGAAGAAGGGGGATCACGGACTTCAGAGTTGTGTGTGATGAAACAAACAACACTGCTGCTGTGATCGATTCAAATCGTTTCGTTGCAAGCATCTTCATCAAACCTGCACGTTCTATTAACTTCGTAACGTTGAACTTCGTTGCGGTTAGAACCGGAGTAGAGTTTGAAGAAGTGGTTGGCGTAGTATAAGGAGAGTCTGATGGCAATTTTAGGAGTCGATGACTTTAAATCAAAACTGACTGGTGGTGGTGCACGTGCTAATCTATTTAAGGTTACACTTAACTTTCCAGCATACGCAGGGGGAGATGTCGAACTGACATCTTTCCTTTGTCGCACCGCTGCAATTCCTGCTGCATCCACTGGGACTATTGAGGTTCCTTTCAGAGGACGTATCCTCAAGATGGCAGGTGATCGTACTTTCGAGAACTGGCAGGTAACTATCTTGAATGATACTGGATTCGTCGTAAGAGATTCTTTCGAACGTTGGGTCAATGGTATCAATTCTCATTCTGCAAACACTGGTTTGGTTAACCCTGTAGATTATCAGGCAGACCTTACAGTAGAGCAGTTAGATAGAAACGAAAAAGTTCTTAAGAGATATGATTTTCGTGGTGCTTTCCCCGTATCTGTTAGTGCAATACCACTAGACTATGATCAGCAAACAGCAATCGAACAGTTCGATGTTGAGTTTGCGTATCAGTATTGGGAATCAAATACGACGAGTTAATACTCGTATAGATAAGGGGGGTTCGTAAGAATCCCCTGTTTTCTAACTTTAGGGCACATAAATGGCAGACGATAGCTTACTTAAATTATTTGGATTTGAATTAAAAAGATCAAAGAAGGATAGTAAACCTACCACTTCTCTTAAATCTGTTGTGCCTCCCACAGATGACGATGGTGCTGGATATGTAACAACGTCTGCTGGTTATTATGGGCAGTACGTAAACTTAGAGGGTGACAACTCTAAAGATATCCACTCTTTGATTATGAAGTATCGTGGCGTTGCGATGAACCCCGAAGTCGATATGGCAATTGAAGAGATTGTCAATGAAACTATTACTGCTTCAGAATTAACTTCTAGTGTTGAGTTATCACTTGATGAAATAGATGCTTCTGAAAAAGTTAAAAATAGTATGCGAGAAGAATTCAAATCAGTTCTTCGTATGCTCAAGTTCAATGAGTTAGGTCATGATATATTCCGCTCTTGGTATGTCGATGGCAGAATATATTATCATCTACTAGTAAACGAATCGAACATGAAAGCAGGCATTCAAGAGATTCGTAATATTGACGCAGCAAAAATGCGCAAAGTTAAAAATGTTAAAACCAAGAAAGACCCAGTAACTGGTGCCAAGATTATTGATAAGGTAGAGGAGTTCTATCTCTACGAAGAAAAACCCGGTTCTAATCAGGCAGCGGTTAA